CAGCCAGCGGCCGGTGGCGGCGCCGGCGGCTTCCAATTCGACAGGCTGGCCGCAGGGAACGGCCCACTCGTCGGCGAGCACGGCGAGGGTCGCTTCGCGCGCCGTCTTGCCGAAGTCGAGGTCGTAGTCGAGCCGCGAGACGGCGGGGTGATCGGCGCGCAGCCGCATCCGCGTAGGTAGCCGGAAGAGGGCATCGTCGGGCGCGAACACGAACACGCCGTCGGCGATGAATCGGCGCCACGTGACTTCGTCGGCGAGCTTGCCGGTGTTCGTCCAGGCGTCTTCGCCGGCGGGGCGGCGGAACGTGAAGCGCTTGAAGTACCCGCCGGCGGTCGCGGCGTCACGGGCGCCGGCGGCCGCCGCGTCGCGGTCTTCGCCGTCGCCCAGCACGGCCAGGATGCGGCGCGCTTCGTTGACCCAGGGCGCGTAGTCGCGCGCGCCGTTGCGGTTGCCCTGCACCGTGGAAGCGAGCTCGGCGACGCTGATGCCGGGGTGCTTCCGCGCGACGTCGATCGCGCCGCCGATCGCGGGCCCGCGGAAGCCCGGACCGAGGAACATCCGCACGCAGCGCGCGATGCTGCGCCGCTGCGCGACGGTGCCGTGGTAGTCGAGCAGCTGCAGAATGCCGACGCTCGAGGAGTGGCCGCCGGCGAGGTTGAGGAAGCGGCTCTCCTGGATGCAGGCGACGACGAGCGCCAGCAGCACCTTCGTGGTGACGCCGGGAACCTTCGCCGCTCCGGCGAGGACGGTCGCCATGTTGCGGCGCTGCTCGAGCGTCGCGGTCTTGCCCTTGACGGTCAGGCCCTTCGCCGAGCGCGCCGCGCGCGAGCGGCCGGTGACGTCGCGGGCGGGCTCGGCGTCGCCGCGGAGCTCGCGCCGCTGCGCGGCGGTCAGCGGCGCCAGCGGCCGGCGCTTGCCGACTTCGGGGGCCCAGAACGCGATCGACTGACGCGCGACGCGGACGGTGCGGCGGCGCTTGCCGGAGCCGCGCGGGACGGTGCCGACCTGCTCGACTTGGCGGCGCACGAACTCCGCGCGCGTGCTCTTGCCGCGCGTCGCGACCATCGCCGAGGTCTTGCGGCGGAGCTCGACGACGTCGAGCAGCTCGAAGGACAGCTGCGTGTCGCCGTCGGCCCGGCTGATCGCCACGAGGCGATAGGTGTCGCCGTCCACGCGCACGTCGATCGGGCGCAGCGTCTTGGCGTCCGGGTCACCGTAGCCGCGTGGCCGGATGCGGTTCTCCAGCAGGACGGCGGACTCGGCGAGCGCGCCGTCGGGATCCGCGACGGTCAGCGTCAGCGTCGGCGCGACATCGACGCCGCCTTCGAGCTCGCCGGAGACGACGGCGTCGGCGATGTCGGCACTCAAGTTGCGGCGGTTGGCGACGTCGAGCAGCAGCTTCTCGGGGGCGATCATGAGCGGCTCTTCGGCTTGGCCGGCTTGCGCCGGACGGGCTCGCGCGGCGGAACCTTGAGGTCGTGCGCCCGGGCGGCCTTGCGGTCGGGCACTTGCGGGCAGCGGGAGTCGTCGCGGTTGAGGCTCGCGACGTCGCGCCAGCGCCGGCCGTCGCCGAGGACGCGCTGCGCGAAGTGCCGCAGCGTCTCGCCCTTGCGCAGCGTCTTGCGCGCGAACGGCGCGGAGCGGGGCAGCGTCTCGACCTCGGTCGTCGTCTGGCGCAGCAGCGTCACGGTCGCCGGCTGGGCGACGAGCTCGCCGTCGACGTAGAGCGGCTCGCCCCACTCGAGCCCGTCGCGCTCGACCAGCCACTCGTCGTCGGGCGCGCGCGCCTCGTCGTGATGCGGGAGGTTGGCGGCGACGTTGAGCGCCGGCGCTGGGCTGCCGGACAGCATGCCGGCCATGCGCTCGAGCGTGCGGATCTTGCGGCGCACGCCGCCTGAGCCGGGGACTTCGCGGTGTTCGAGTACGAGCTGGAGCGTCAGCCGCACGCCGCTCGGGCCCTCCCAGAGGGTCAGCGGCGGACGCCGCGGGCGCTCGCGGTAGACGTGGCCGCCGTAGCCGCTCAGCTTCGGGGCGCCGTCGCCGAGCAAGCAATGGAGCTCGAGCTCCTGGTCGACGGTCCACAGCCGACAGGTGCCGATCGGCGGCAGCGCGCGGCCGGAGTCCGCGCCGCCGTAGAAGCCGCCCATCAGCGCCTCGCCATGCGGTCGCGGGTGTGGCGCCCGACGGCGTGCGCGATCTCGCGGCCGTCGAGCGTGACCGTGGTGTGCACGACGACGTCGCCGCCGGCGCCGAGCGCGGGCAGCGGGGCGCCGTGCGGCAGCGGCGTCACGCGCGCGGCCTTCGGGAGCTCGAGGATCTCCGGGCCGGCTTCGCCGACGAGCACGCGACCGCTGTGGGCGACGTCGCCGCCGTTGCGCAGCGCAGGCAGCCGGAAGTGCAACGGGCCGGCCTTGACCTCGTCTCCGAGCGGCGTGTGGTCGTTGAGCCAGTTGCGGAACGAGTCGCCGATGCCCGCGGCGAAGCCGACGCCGTTGGCGAACGCCGTCTTGATGCCGCCGAGCAGCTTGCCGACGATCGCCCGGCCGGCGCCGGCGAACCGGGATCCCAGGCCGGACACGAACTTGAGCGCGCCGCCCATCGCCGTCTTGACGAGGCCGCCGGCCTTCGTGAACGCCTGGCCGATGCGGCTTGCGCCGGCGGCCAGCTTCGCGCTCATCGTGAACGCCTTGAGGAACGGGCCGGTCGCCAGGAAGCCGACCACGGCGCCGATGCCGGTGAGCACGCCGCGCAGCGGCGCGGCCTTCTCGCCCAGCCAGCCGAGGACGGTCGCGAAGACCTTGATCGCGCCGCGGGCGATGTGGAAGGCGCCGACGAGGCCCACGGCGAGGCCGGCGGCGAAGCCCTTGAGGAGCGGCAGGAGGACGTTGCGCAGGAACGGCTCGGCCGGCTTGAACGCGTCGAGCAGCTGGCGGCCGGCGTTGACGGCCGCGCCGGCCGCGAACTTCATGGCGGCGCCGACCTTCATGCCGAGCTGTGCGGCGTCGCCGCCGCCCTTCGCCGCGTTCTGGCCGCGGACGCCGGCAAGGAACCCGGATGCGCCGCGCTTGGCGGCGCTGGCGACGCCGCGCACCTTTGACGCGAAGCGGCCGCCGGCGCCCTTGCCGGACTGGATCTGGCCGAGGAACGTCGCGGCGGCGCCGCTGAGCTTCTGCAGCGCGGGGAGCGCCAGCCGGCCGGCGCCGGCGGCCATGTCCTTCCACAGCGCCTTCAGCTGGCGCTGGCGGTTGGCCAGGCTCGAAGACGTCCGCGAGAAGTCGCCTTGGGCGTCCTTGGTGTCCTTGAGGATCAGCGAGTACGTCGCCTGCGCCTTCGCCGCGGCGCTGACGTCTTTGGTGGACTTCGCCACGCCGAGCCGGACCGCTTCCTGGCGGACGCGGGCGTCGTTGAGGAAGACGCCGAAGCGCCGCAGCGGCTCCGTCTCGCCGGCGAGGCCGGAGCGCAGCGCTTCGAGCGTTTCGGACGGGTCGGCGTTGTTGAAGCTCGCCAAGTCGGCGGCGAGCCCGACCATGCGCCGGCTCATGTCGGCCGCGCGCCCGCGCGCGAGGCCCATCGGCACGAGCATGTTCCCGAACACGCCGGCCGCTTCGAGCGCCTCGCTGCGCGCGATGCCCAGGCTTGCCGCGGTGCCCTTCGACCACGCGAGGACTTCGCGCTCGGAGCCGCGAAAGACGACGGTGTTCTTGGAGATCTGCTCACCGAGGTCGACGGCGGCGTCGACGGCGAACTTGGAGCCGCGGCCGAGCGCGTAGAAGCCGCCGGCGGCCGCGGCGGTGACGGTCGCCAGGCCGGCGCCGATGCCCGGCGCCATGCCTCGGATGCCGTGCAAGCCGCGGCCGATGGCGTCCAGCCCACGGCTGGCGCGGCGGCCGGCGCTGACGGCGGTGTCGCCGATGCGATCGATGCCGCGGCGGACGCGCTCGGAATCGCGGACGGCGTCACGCGCTTCGCGCAGCCGGACGCGAATGTCGATGTCGGACACGTGCAGGCCCTCCCGGGGCCGGTGGGAAGAAGGTCGTCGGCGCGCTTCTCGCGGGGCGGGCGAGGAGCGGGCCGGCGGTGGGGGCGCGAGCGCTAGGCGGGCTCGGCGCCGAACAGCTCGCCGACGCGCCGGGCGATCGCCACGGCCTGGTGGTCGTGCAGGGCGTGGCGCGCTTCCAGAGCGCGCGACACGACGGCCGACAACACGACGACCTCGACGGGATCGGCGCTCCGCAGGGCGGGCGCGCCGTCGATTCCCAGGGCGTAGGCCTGGGCGGCGAGCTCGACCTCCGGAGCGCTTACGAGTTTCCCGCGGCTTCCTCGTCGACCATGGCGTCGGCGCCGTGCATCCACGCGCCGATCGCGCCGGCGTGCAGCGAGACCGCGAGCTCCGGGGACGTCGCTTCCCCGAAGATGGCGAGCGCCGCGGCGCGCGCCTTTGACCGGACCGCGGCGGGAACGGGCGGCAGCTCCAGCGCCTCGAGCGCGACTTCGTCGAAGCGGACTTCGCCGGCGACCTGCTCGCCCGCGGCGCGCAGCTCGTCGGCGAGCGACACGAGCTCGCCGGCCTCGTCGCGGACCATCAGCGCGCGGCAGGCCTTGACGATCGTGTCGAGGTTGTCCTCGAGCGTCGCCTGGGCGTCGTCGCGCTCGTTGGTCAGCACGCGGTGCGTCGCGTTCCAGTCGAGCGCGCCGTAGCGCACGACCAGGGTGCCGCCGTAGCCGGGAACGTCGAGGTCGAGTGGCTTGCGCGCCGCGCGCCGCGCCTCGCGCTGAGCGCGGGCGCGGGCGATCAGGGAGCCGGGCTCGGCCATGGCTAGCCGAGCCCGCCGGCGACCGAGACCTCGATCTCGAACAGCGCGGCGTCGTTGCCGGAAGCGTCCGAATCGGGCGGCGTCAGGGACTTCAGCTTGCCGTCGTAGACGCGCGCGCGGCCGTACGGGGATTGGTCGGCGTCGAGCGGCTGCACGATGACCGACACGGCGGCGCGGCCGACGAGCGTGGCCAGCTTGTGCAGGTCGTCGACGAGCGGGTCGTAGCCGCGGGCGACGGTCACGTTGCCGATCGACACGGATCCGCCGAGCGAGACCTCGGGAGCCATGCCGCCGGGCTTGAACTTCGTCTCTTCGGAGTCGATCTCGCCGCCGGAGAAGCGCGTCCAAGCGCCGGGCGAGCCGGTGTAGCCGTCGATCTTGACGGTGATTTCGTGGGTGTCCGAGCGAAGCACGGCCACGGCGAGGCCTCCTTGCGGGGGTCAACGAGGCGCCGCGGCCGGGGCCCGCTCATGTGAGCGGAGCCGCTCGGCCGGGGCGCCTCAACGGGGAGAGCGATGGAGCCGGCCGGCGTCGTGCCGGCCGGCAAGGGCGGTGTGGGGCTAGACGGCCTGCGTGATCGGCGTCTTGGAGAGGTCGACCTGCACGCGCCGAGGGTGCGGCGACGTGCGTAGCGCCGTCGCGGCGCGCAGGTAGCCGTCGAGCAGCCGGGCGGGCGGGTTGATCGCGGGGCCCGACTCGACGCGGAAGGCCTCGTCGGGGGTGGCGCCGTAGAGCGCGCCGGAGCGCCAGTGGCGCAGCAGCAGGCCGCGGAGCTCGTTGCCGAACTGCGCGAGCGCGCGGCCCTCGCCGTCGATCGTGCGGAAGTCGTAGTCCTCGGCGAGCTCGGCGAACTCGGCGGCGATCCGCATGACGACGCGGGCGCCGGCGGCGTCGACCCAGTTGCCGTCTGTGACGGGGTCGGCCAACGTGACGATGTCGTAGGTGCGCGCGCGGCCGCCCATGACGCGGGCGACGGTCACGCCGGCGTCGGCGAGCTGGCGCCGCTCGGCGTCCGTGTAGGTCGCCGACAGTGCCACGGTCATCTCGGACACGCCGTTGCGGCCGGCGGCCGGGGTGTGCGTGCCCTGGGCGGCGTCGACGCGCGCGGTCATGCCGGCCTGGACGACGCCGTAGGGGACGTCGACGGTCGTGCCGGCGATCGTGCCGGGAATCGTGGCGTACTGGGCGAAGAGCTGGCCGCGGCGGCCAATGGCGCCGAGCGCGCGCAGCGCGCCGGCGAGGGTCACGAGGTCGGCGACGGTCGCGCTCTTCGGGGCGGCGGCGTAGGCGAAGCGGTTCGTCGCCGCGGCGACCGTGAACAGGTCGACGTTGGCGGTCGACGTCGTGCCGCCGAGCGACACCAGCTGGCCGGGGCCGAGCTCGGCGGGTATGCGCTCGAGCGCCGCACGACGATGCGCGTCGGTCACGTTGGTGCGGTCGTCGGCGCCGCCGGCGAACGCCGTCGCGCTGGCGGTCGCGGTCACCAGGCCGGAACCGGCGCCGAGCCGCAGCCGGACGATGGCGCCGCTGCGCGTGTTCTGCGACCACGTGATCAGGTCGTCGTTGGTGGCGCACTCCGGGGACCGCTCGACTTCCGTGGTGCCCTTGAGGACGCGCACAACGCGCTTGCCCGCCGCGTCGTCGACGTCGACGCTGTACGCGTGCGCCCAGTCGCCGGGGCTCGAGGCGTCGGCGATCAGCGCCGTGCCGGTCGTGCCAGCGAGGTTGACGGAAGCCGTCGTGGCGCCCGGGCCGACGATGCGCGACACGACGGCGCGGGTTCCGCGCTCGCCGAGGAACGCGCGCAGCGCGTCGTGGAGCTGCGAGTAGGACACGCGTGGGCCGAACGTGCGCTCGAGGTCCTCGAGCGAGCGGATCTCGACCGGCGCCAGCGGGCCGCGGTCGGCGAGCGCGGCGACGAACAGCGTGCCGGTGCTCGTCAGATCCGGCTGGGCCGCCGGCGTATCGCTGATGGTGACTTCGTTGCCGGGCAGCATGAGAAGGAGGGCACTCCTGGGCGAGGGTCAGCGCCGCCGGCGCGATCGCGCGGCGGGCAGGGGCGGGGGGCGGGGAGCGGCGCGTCGCGCGCCGGGCCCGAGGGGTCAGGTGCGGCGGCGCCGCGGGCGAGGCTTGGGCTCGAGGACGAGCAGCGCGCCGACGCGCTGCAGCGCGCGCTCGTGCGGGCCGATCGCGACGAGCTCGTCGGTGGCCTCGCCGGGCGCGAGCGGGCGGCCGCCGCTCAAGTCGATCGGTTCGCGGCTGACGTTCTTCACGCGGCGTCGAGTCATGAGAGCTCGTCGGTCTTGTCGACGTCGACGCCGGCGCCGCCCTCGCGGACGGTCGGGGCGTCGGGCGCCAGGGTGAACGGGTCAGGCGGCGTCACGCCGAACGGCCGGGCGGTGTTGGCGACGTCGTCGACGTGCACGCGGAACGCGGCCGACGCGGCGGCGAGCGAGTCGCCGCCGTCGGGCGGCAGCTCGTCGTAGCGCTCGTCGACCCACTCCAGACCGGCGAAGCCCGGCAGGGTCGGGAGCCGCTGCTGCAGTAGCGCGGTTCGCAGCGCGGCGCAGTAGAGGCGCGCGTTGCGGTTGGCTGACTGCTGGCCGTTCGTGTCGACGCGGGCGTTGCCGGGCGCGACGACCATGAAGGCGACAGCGAACGCGGCGCGGTAGGCGCCGGTGCCGTCGCGCGCGGGCTCGCCGGCGAGGCCGCGAGCGATGATCAACACGCGCGGTGGCGCGCCGGCGCCGGCGAGCGTGCGATCGCCGACGACGGCCCACGACCGGATCGCGGGGAGGTGCCGGCCGTCGGCGAGGGCGGGGAACAAGCCGGCGTCGAACGCCTGGCGCTCGACTTCGGCGACGTAGACGGGAGCCCACGTGCGGAGCGTGTCGAGCACGGCGGCTTCGATCTGGCCGCCGAAGAGCATCGGAGCGAACGTCACAGCGCGCCGGTCCGGAGCCATCCGCGCAGCCCGTCGGTGAGCCGTTGGCGGTCAGCTGTCGAGATGCGTATGACCGGGCGTCGGCGCGCGGCGAGGCGGCGGCCCTGCTGGCGGCCGCGCAGTCCGAGTCGGAAGCCGTCGCGGTCGAGCTCGAGTGTGTCGCCGGCGCGCTTCGTGAGCGCGTCGAACAGCTCGTCGGACGCCTCCATCATCGGTTCGCCGCGGCGCGCCTTCTCGGCGGCGTAGCGGGGGGAGAGCTCCGGCCACGCGCCGCGCTGGCCGTCGGCGAACGTGCGCCGGTTGAGCTCGAGCAGCTCGTCGACCATGCGCGACAAGCCGGGCCGTGGGTCTTCAAGGCGATCGCCGAACGCGTTGAGCTCGCCGAGGACCTCGGCGACGCCGAAGATCTCGACGGCAAGGCTCATGCTTGGGGCGGGGTCGCGGGCGACAGCGGCGTGCGGACGGCGATCGTGCCGTAGCGCGGCCGCGACGTGTCGCGGCCGGCCTCGAGCAGCGCGCCGAGCTCTTCCGTGTAGACGGCGCGCAAGTCCTTGAGGTCGGTCTGGCCGTTGAGCTCCGGGTCGCCGACGGCGACGAGGATTGCGGCGCGCAGCGCGACGACGCTCGCGGCGAGCGCCGCCAGCTCGTCGCGCACGAGGGCGCCGACGCGCGCCGAAACGAAGCCGGCCGCGTCGTCGATGTACGCGTCGACTTCCCCGGCCGTCGGCGTGGTGTCGGCGGTGAACGTCGCGAGGGCGTTGCCGAGCTCGTCGCGGGAGCGCACGCGCAGCTTGCGTGCCACGTCGGCGACGGTCGGGCGCGGGACGGGGACGCTCATGCCGTCGCCTTCTGGCGCCGCGGCTTCGGCTTCGGCTTCCGTGCGGGGGCCGCGGCGGCGGCCTCCCGCTCGAGGGCGTCGGCGGACACGACGACGAAGCCGGCGGCCTCGAGGGCGTCGAGCTCGGCGACGGTGAGCGCCTCGCGCATCTCGCGCGTGTCGGGGTGGCGCAGACGGACGCTGGCCGGCATTGGGGGCGTCCTCCTGAGGACGGGTGGGGCCGCGCGCCCGCACGAAGCGGGTCGGCGCGGCTCACGGGGGAAGCGGGGCGGCCCCGCAGCGCCGGGGAGTTCGCGTGCTGCGTGTCCGGTGCTGCGGGGCGGCGGTGGCGGCCGGGGCGTTAGGCGCCCGAGGCGGCCGCCGCTAGGCCGCTAGGGCCTAGAAGGTGACGGTCGCGACGGCCAGCGCCTCGGGGCGCGTGACCTTCGCGCCGTAGACCGACAGGCCCTTGACGGCGTCGGCGAACCGGCGCTCGGGGCGGTAGGCCTCGATCGTCTCGATCTGGTCGGCGAACGTGATCGCCAGCGGCGACCCGGCGAGCACCTTGAACTTGCCGGCGTCGGCGCCCGACAGCTGCGGGCAGTTGTTGGACTCGGCGACGTCGAAGCCGGCCACGCGGCCGACGAAGCCGTTGGCGATGCGGTTCTCCTGGTCGGTCGCGCCCGCGAACTTGGAGTCGTTGAGCAGCAGCTCGACCCACTCGGGCGGCAGGACCGCCCAGCGGCCCTGGCTCGGGACGTTGGACTTGTTGAGCGCCGTGCGCAGCTTGACGAGCGTGCTGTAGGCGTTCGCCGCGGTCAGCGCGACCGGTGACGCGGTCGAGCCGACGGCGTTGCCCGCGGCCGCGTCGACGTACTTCGACGCGATGAACTTGTCGACGACGTCGGCGAGCGCGTAGGCGGCCTCGCGCATCGCCTCGTCCATCGCGCCGGGGTTGCCCTGCACGGCGTCGATGTCGTCGACCTGGAAGTTGAACATCTTCGCCTGGTCGATGACCAGCGCGCGCTCGGCGTCCGTCAGCGTCTCGGGCGTCGCGTGGTCGGTGTTCTTCGTGTAGTCGGACACCGTGATCGGGCCGATCGAGCCGACCTTCACCGTCTGGCCGAGGCGCGCCTGGCCCTCGTAGTCGCGGTTGATGACGCCGGCCTGGCCGTAGACCAGGGACTTGTGGAGGTTGGCCTGCAGGCGCGCGGCCCACAGGGTCTTGATGAACTTGTCGAGCGCCACGGCGCGTCGTCTCCTTCGGGGATGAGTCCGGGCGCGTGGCGCCCGCGGGAGGAAGCCAGCGACGGGTCGACGGCCTGCGCGGGCAGGCCTCGCCGTCGTCAGCGGGGACGGGGAAGGGGGCCCCGTTCAGGGGCCGCTAGAGGCGCTTGAGCGCCTCCTGGATCTCGGGCCAGCGCCGGTTGAGCTCGTCGGGGCTCATGGCCTCGATCTGCGCGCGCGTGAGCGTGGATCCGCCCGAGCCGCGCGAGCCGCCGTCGAAGCCCGAGCCGGCCGGCTGCCCGGCCGGCTTCACGAGCGCGGCGAGCCGCTGCGCGTGCTCGTCGAGCGCCTCTTCGGTGTCGCCCTTGAGGACGTCGGCGAGCTCGGCCGGAAGCGAGTGCTTGGCGGCGACGCGCGCGCGCAGCGTCTCGCTGCGCAGCTCGACGGCCTCGCGCTCGGCGCGCTCGGCGCGCTCGACGGCCTTCTGGAGCTCGGTCTTGTCGCGATCCTCGAACTCGCCGACGCGCGTCTCGAGCTGGCTCGCCTTGCGCTCGGCCGCGCGACGGGCGTTGCGCTCCTTCGTGAGGATCGCCTTGATGGCGTCGGGCAGGCCGTCCTCGCCGGCGTCCGTGCCGGCGGCGGCGGGCTGCTCGCCGGTCGCGGCCGTGGCGGCGTCCGTGCCGACCGCGGTGGTGCCGCCACCCTCCGTTGCCCCGGTGCCGGCGTCCGTGCCGGCCTGCGTCGTCTCGCCGGCGGCGGGCGGCGGGTCGACGTTGAGCGGGACGCCGGAAGCGCGCAGCCGCTCGAGCGTGAGCGGCCAGGTCTCCTTCAGGAGGCTGGCGAGCTCGTGCGCGTCGGGGTGGATGGTGGTCGTCTCGGCTGCGGGCATCTCGCCGTAGGCCTCCTGGGGGGATCGTGGGGCGCGCGCCGTCCCGGCGGCGCCCGTGGGGTCAGGTCGTCAGCGCCTTCAGCGGCGCTTCGGTGATCTCGTCGGGCACGGTCGCCATCGGCTGCGGCTTGACGAGCTGCTCGAGCGCAACGGCGCCCGAGCGGACGAGCTCGGCCTTCGGGCCGTAGCGAGCGTCCTGCTGCGCCGGCGACAGCGCGTCGAACTGGTCGCGGCCGGTCGGCCGGCGGTGGCGCTCGCGGACGCCGCGCACGACGGGCTCCTTCGTGCAGCGGCAGTGCCCGTGGACGGCAAGGACCTCGGCGGAAGCGTGCAGCGCGCCGGTCGCGGCGCCCAGGCAGGCCAGGCAGGCGCTCGAGCTGGTCGTGCGGCGCCAGCCGAGCACGTGCGAGGACTCGGTCAGCTGACGGTCCAGCGCCGTGCGCGGCGCGGCCAGGACTTCGGCGCTGAGCGTGCGGATGGCGCGCGCCTTTCCCATAGCGAGCGCTTGCTCGCGGCCGCGCCCCTGCGCGAGGCTCATCGCCACGGTGGCGATCGCGGGCGTGAGGACGTCGAGCAGCGGACGGCCGTCGCGGCCGACGCCGGCGACCTCGTCGGCCGAGCTCGGCGCCGTCAGCACCGGGCGGTCGAGCTCCGCGGCGAGAAACGCGGCGAAGTACGCCTCGGCCAGCTGCGCGCCGTGGCGCTGTGCGCGCTCGAGCACGGCGGCGGTGCCGGTGCGCCAGGCGGCGTAGGTGGCGGCGAGCTCGTCGACGTTGACGAGCGCCCAGGCGGCGGCGCCGGCGCGCAACACGTCGAGGCGCAGCGCGACGAGCTCGGCGCGGTAGGCGTCGGTCAGCGCCAGCGCCCGCGACGTAGCGGGCATCGGCTAGGCGGCGAGCTCGTCGTCGATGGCGTCGCTGTTGGCGCCGGCCGGGTCGAAGCCGCCGAGCGCCGCGCGGGCGGCTTCGCGCGCTTCGGCGGCCGCCCACTGCTCCCAGCGGCGGATCTCTTCCTGCGAGGCGCCCCAGCGCTCCCACAACGCCCGGCGCGGGACGCCGAGCGTCGCCATCTTGGTCAGCGCGTCGACGCGCTCGCCTTCGGTGCGGGACTCCGGGTCGGCCCAGATCGTTTCGGCGCGAAGCTCGCGGCCGCGGCGCTCGTCGCCTTGAGCCAGGAAGGCCAGACGCATGCCTTCCTCGAGGCCCTCTCCGGCGTCGCCGTTCTTGCGGCGGGTGCGTGCCACCAGGCCGGTTTCGGTCGCTTTCAGCGACTCGCCGGACGGGAACTGGCCGCCTTGCCCGAGCAGGTAGTGCGGCGGCGTGCGCGTCTGCGCGGCCACGTGCTGAACGCCGAGCTCGACGAGCTGCACGTACTTGCCGACGTCGGCCGCCTCGAAGGTCCCGAAGCGCGCGTCGGGGTTGCCGTCGGTCCACAACCGCGAGACCGCGGCCACGAACTCCTGCAGCGGAAGCTCGTCGCCGGTCTCGGGATCGACCTGCGGCTCGATGCCGGTCGCCCAGCGCTGCGGGTAGGCGGCGTACTCGCTCGCGACGATGGCGTCGGCGAGCACCTTGTTGATGAAGTTCTGGACCGGGATGACGTTCGCCAGGTCCGAGCGCCCGACACGCCGGCCGGTTGCGCGCTGGCGGCCAGGGCGGTTGAAGATCGGGATCATCGGCACCACGCCGAGCGGGTTGGGCGTGGGAGCGGGCTCGCGCAGCTGCCAGCTCGAGGCCTCGTCGGCGCGGCGGGTCGGCAGCCAGATGCGGCTCTGCGACTCCGGCGCCGGCGCCGAGCGGCGGAACTTCCACACGGCGTCGGGCAGGTAGACGTTGGCGAAGTCGGCGCCGGTGTCCTCGTCGCGCCACATCTTCAGCGCAGCGCGGCGCTCCCGCGTCGCCGGGTCGGTGGCGACGATCGCTTCGGCCGGGTGCTCGACCGTGATCCGCGCCGGCTGGCCCGTCCGGGGCTCGACGAGCAGCGACGCTTCGCCGAGCTTGGCGACGTCCGTGAAGAGGATCGACGACTCGGCGTCGAGCCGGTTCGCCTGCCAGATCGCCCACGCCTCAGCGTCGCCGCCGCGGTCGGTGCCGAAGCGAAACCCCTCGACGCGCTGGCGCTCGACGGCGGCGTCGACGACGAGCTCGCACCAGTTGTCGGCGAACGCGGCGAAGAGGTCCCCGAACGCTTCGCGGAACTTCGACGTGGCGAACAGCAGCGGGTGGTCGCCGTCGTAGTAGGCCTCGAAGGTGTCGATCTGCGGTCGGCGCTGCTCGAGGCGACGAGTCAGCCGCTCGAGCCAACGCCGAGCGACGAGCTCGTCGGACAAGGGGGGGCTCCTAGTGGAAGGTGAGGCCGCCCGAGCGGCGGCGCGGGCGATTGAGGGCGCCGTCGGCGATCGCGTGCGCGGCGGCGGTCTTGGCGAGCACGGCGGCGACCGCGAGGTCGATCTTGAGGTCCTTGCGCGCCTTCTCGAGGACGAACGGGCCGAGCGGGTCCGCGCGCTCGAGCGCAGTGCCGATCGCGCGCCGGCGGGCGTTCTCGAAGTGGCGGATGAGCGCCTCGTGGCCGTCGTGGAGCTGCTCGCGCTGCGCGAACGCGGTGGCGAGGCGCTCGACGTCGGCCGCCATGCGGCGCTCGAGGCGGGTGTCGCGCTTGACGACGCGCTTGTCGCCGAGATCGGCGGCCCAGCGGTCGATGTAGTCCTGCCAGCCGGGCGGGTCGGCGTAGAAGCGCGCGACGTCGTAGTCGCGGAACGTGCGGCGCACCGTCCGGTCGACGTCGGCGGAGGGGATGCCCCAGTCGCGCGGCGCGTCGTCGGGGCGCTCCCAGACGGCAACGACGAACAGGAAGCCGTCCGACAGGCGGCAGCCGACGAGGGCTGTCGTGTCGTCGTAGCGGGAGCCGTCGAAGCCGAGCGCGATCGCCTCGCGGCGGCGTACGCGCTCGCCGCGGCGCGTGCCGGCGGCGACGTCGTCGGGATGCAGGAACGCGCCGGCGGACTTGACGATCTGGTTGAGCCAGTAGCGGCGCGCCTTGACGACGTCGACACGGGGGTCGCGGAAGCGCTGAACGATGCGGTCGACGTCGCGGAACTCGGCCGCGAGGCCGGAGGCCTCGAGGATCGCTGCGCGCAGGCCCTCGTCGGTGTCGAGGTCGTGCTCGTCGCTGGCCTCCAGATGGTCGAGCAGGAAGCCGGGGTGGTGGAACTCGCCGGCGGCGATCTGCCGCGCGAGCTCGAACGTGCCCTCGAGGACGGAGCGTTCGCCGGGCGCGAACGCGGTCGACGTCTGCAGCGCCCACGGGTCGGCGTCGCGGCGCTTGTCGAGGTTGAACCACACGGTTCGGACGAGCTCGCGCGCCTCCGCGGTCGTGAAGAGGTGCGTCTCGTCGGCGTGCGCGAAGGTCGGGATGTAGCCGTCCTTCGAGGCTGCGCGGCTGCTGACGACGTAGAGCTTGCCGCCGTTGCGGCCGTAGAGCTCGAGCTCGCCGTCGTCGACGAACTCGGCTAGGGGGCCCTCGGTCATCATCGACCGGGCGCGCGTGTAGGCCAGGTCGGCGGCCTGCTCGAGCGTCGTGGCCAGGAAGGGAATGTCCGGGTCGCGGACCGGTCGGCCGACCGGCTGGCCGTGGGCGTCGAAGCCGTCACAGCGCGCCGGCGCCTCGCCGTCCGGGCCGAGTTCGACGGCGCCCAGGCCGCCGGCCATTTCCGTCTTGGCGGTGCCCTTCGCCCGCGAGTAGGCGACGTCCTGGTAGACACGCCGGCCCGCCTTCGGGTGGCCTTGCGGGTGGACCTCGTAGGCGGTGTAGATCAGCGCCTGGTGCTCGAGCGTCGGCCGGTACGGGTGGCCGCGAACGTCGCCCGGTCCGTGCACGAGCTTCGCTTGCTGCCAGGCGACGACTTGAGGCCCGAGCGTCGGCCGGAGGGGTTCCTCGCTCGCAGCGTCGACGTCGTCGAGCTCGGCGAGGTCCTCGGCGCTCACGCGCGCCCGGCGCCGCCGGCGATCGCGCGCAGGCGGCGCGGGTCAGTCGCCGGCGCCGGCGCAGGCGCCGGCGCGGCGGGCGGGCCCTCGACGACGAGGTCGATCGGCGCGGGGTCCGCCTCGAGTTCCCACTCGAGCTTGCGGCGGGCAAGCGGGCTCAGCCCGTAGCGGTCCTCGATCTGGCGGGCTTCGGCGGCGGCTTTGGTGTCGCCGAGCAGAGCCTCCTGCTTCATGCGCGCGCAGACGGCGAGGTCGAAGCGGCTGGCGTCGGACTCCGCCCAGGCGACGGCCATCGGCGAGCGCCAGATGCGCTGCCACCACTCGACGGTGAACGGCAACCAGCCGTCGCCGGGAAGCTCGGGAACCGGGCCGGCATAGCCCTCGCGCGGTAGCACGCGCTGGCCCGTAGTGGCGTTGCGGCGGCGCCGCTGGCCGGCGGGCTTCGGGACAGGTCCGGGCATGTAGAAGAGAGGCGGCGTAAAGTGGCGGCAGTGCAGACGACGGCCGAGCTGATCGCGGCGACGCGCTCGCGGCTCGAGGCGCTCGACGACGAGCGCGGGCGGGTGGCGAACGCGCTGCAAGTCCTCGAACGCGAGGAAGCCACGGCGATCGCCACGCCGACGCCGGCGCGCGCGCCCACCCGTCGCTCGCGACCGCGGCCGCGGCGGTTCGCGCGAAAAGGGCCGGCGGACGCTGACGCGCTGCTCGACTGGGCGCGCGAACACGGCGACGGCGAAGGAGTCGTGACGACGACCGCGGCGTCCGACGCGCTCGGCATGAGCCGCGAAGCGACACGCAAGCGCTTCGACGAGCTCGTCGCACGCGGCGCGCTCGAGCCGATCGGAGAGGGCCGCGCGCGGCGCGGCTGGCGCGTCCTCGAGGCGACGCCGGCCGCCGCCGACAGCCACGCCGCCGAGCCCTCCGGCACCTAGATCAGGACGCCGCCGGCGCCGGGTGTTTCACCTACCGTGAGCCCGGAATGCGCGTGGGGGCGGCTTCGCTCTGGTAGCGGCATGACGATCCCCGCCGGCGCGCGCCGGCTCGCCGCCGGCGTCTACGTGCTGGGCGACGAGCTGCACGTCGACGTCGCCGAGCTGTGCGCGGCGGCCGGCGTCCCGCCGACCGAGGGCAGCGCCGAAGCGCTGCTGGCCGCCGTACGCGACGTCGTCGGCGCGGAGATCCCCGTCGACGTCGTCGTCGCCGACCACGGAAGCGGCCGGTGAGCCGCCGCTTCGACCGGCGAGTGCCCCGCGGCCGCGACCCCCAGCTGAACGCCGGCTCGTTCACCTGCCCGGTGTGCCAGGCGCGCTCCTACCACCCCGACGACGTCCGCTACGGCTACTGCGGCCGCTGCCACGCGTTCACCGGCGCCGACCCCGTTCAAGTTGCCGCACGCGGCTCCGATGGACCGCTGGCGGCCGAAGACGCCGACGCCGGCTCGCGGCTGCCTCGTGGGGCGCCGTGATCCAGCCCGAGCTGGTGACCGGACGCCCGCGCCGCCGCGGGCGTCTGAGGAAAATGGGATCCCGTACAACCTGGCGCGGACCCACCTCCGGCGGTCCGCCCCCCTCCCCGGCGCAGGCCACCCCCAGGGGTCCTACCCCACCCTCGCACGTCCGTTTAGTGCACTAGACACGCGGGGCATGTGGCGCGCCGGCGGCCCGGCAAGCCTCACAGCCGGCTCACAGCGGGCCGGATTGAAACCGGGCCCTGAGCAGCACGTGACTACGGTCAGCGCGGCGAGGTCGTCCTGTTGGTCGGGCGCGAGACCGAGTGCTACCCGCGCGCCACCTGAGCACCTAGGCTCCCGGGCTGGCGATGCGTGAGCCATGGGCAGGCCCCGATCCACTTCGACCGCGACGATTGCCCACAGCGGGCGCGGACTAGGCGTCGCCGCCGAGGATCGCCGCGGTCGCCTGTCGGCGGAGCCCGGGCTCAGAAGCCCGCGGGCGGCTGGCGGACGACGAGGCGGCCGAACTTCACGGACTCGTGGTCGCCGGAGACTTCCACGCGCACGGTCCAGGCGCCCGCGAGCATGGGCTTCACGAGAGCGGTGTAGCGGCCGGGCGCGACGGACTCGACGGTCGGCGCCAGCGTGGTGCCGGCGGTCTCGTGACGGACGGTCATCGTGACCGTGCCGATGACCGGCTGGCGGGTCTCGGGGTCGGCGAGCTCGACGACGATGGTGATCGCCTCGCCGAGGTCGAGCTGCTGCAGAGTGGTCGGAGTCATGAGCTACCTCAGCGCGCGCACGCGCAGGTCGAGGGCGGAGTGCGCGGCGACGGCGACGCGGACGGCGGGGAGCGACGTCAAGCGGACGGCGACGGGCGGGCGAGGACCGGTCAGGACCAGGCCCAAGCCGACGAGCGTGCCATCGGCCAGCAAGGCCAGCGGCGCGCCGACACGCGCGACGCCGGCGCCGTCGAAGGTCGCGCGGGCGTCCAGCGACAGCGGCCCGGCGCCGAGGCGGGCGGCGCCGGCGCCGTCGAGAACGCCGGTCAGCGCCATGGCGAGCGGCGCGCCCCGCAGCGCGGCCCCCGCGCCCGCGAGGATGGACGTCGCCGTCAGGGCGACGGGCGAACCGATGTACAGCGCGCCGGCGCCGGCGAGTGTCGTGGCGGCGGTCAGCTCGAGCGGCGCGCCGTGGCGCAGCGATCCGCTGCCGTCGAGGGCGGTGGCGGCGGTCAGCGCCAGCGGGCCTTGGTCGACGATCAGGCTTCCGAGCGCCTGGTGGTGCGCGAGGACCCGCGCGGCCGAGAGGGCGGTCGGGTAGACCGCGACTTCGTCGATCCAGCCGTCGAAGTTCTCGGTCGTCCCGTCGAAGGAGCCGACCGTCAGGTTCCACGTGGTGTTGACGAGCGTGCCGAGTACCGCCGCTTGACTGGTCACCGCGGTCCCGTTGACGTAGATCGCGGCGGTGGCCCCGTCCCACGTGGCCACGATGTGCTGCGCTCGCCCGGCGACGACGGCGCCCGCGGGCGCCTTGTAGCGGCCGGTCGTGCCGGTGGTGTTGCGGAGCTTGAGCTCCAGCTGCCCGGCGTTGAACTGCAGCACGTAGCCGTCTTTGGAGACGATCGAAGCGAAGCCGGCGCCCGGCGGGATCGTCCGCGGCTTGACGACCGCCTCGATCGTCAGAGCGGTGGAGAAGTCGAGGTTGGCGGCGTCGACGGCGCGGGCGTGCTGCTTGCTCGTGCCGCCCGCCAGCTCCATCGAACGGCCGGTCAGGTCGCTGGCGATGAGCGAGGGGGCGCCGAGCGTGGGCCCGTTCAGGTAGGTCAGCGGGTTCGTGGCGGTCTGCGATGCGCCGGTCGTTCCCGACGTCTCGTCGAGCTTCCAGTAGGCGGCCGGCGCGTCGGCGAGGACCGCTTGCGCGAACGTCGGCACGACGGCCGGCGACTAGCTGGCGGCGGCGGACAGCGAGTTGGCGGCGATGCGGTACTGGTCGCCGACCTTCACCGTCCGCTGCTCGCTCGCCGACAGCGCCTTGAACCAGCGGCGCTCCGTGCCGTTCCAGAGCTCGAGGCCGACGATGGTCGCCCAGTCGGCGCCGGTCGCCGCCGGGAAGAGGACGTCCGCGGTCGGGAAGGTCTTGGCGCCGGCCGACGCGGCGGCCGTCGCGATGGCCTGATCGGCGTAGCCGGAGCCCGCGAGCACGGTCCCCGCCGTGGTGGCCGTGGGCGCGGTCGACGTCAGCTTCACGGTGCAGCCCGCGGCGGGCAGCGACAAGTCGAGGAGGCGGTTCGCTTCTGACTGGACGAGATTCGGCATGAGCGGGCTCCAGGTCCGGGGTGGTCGGTGCTACGTGGCGAGGGCGACCGGATGCGGCGCGGCGTCGCGGCCGGGCGTCATGAGCTGCACGCGCTCCCAGGGGAAGCGCTGCAGGATCGCCCAAGCCGGAGTGCCGTTGCGGTACGGCGCGATCCGCGGCTCGCCGCGCCAGGCGAGGCACGAGTGGGTGCGGTCGATGATGTAGGAGCCAAAGTCGCGGGTGCCCTGCACGATCAGCTTCAGCAGCGGGTGCCAGGTCGGGTCGAGCTCGAGGTCGTCGGGCAGCGTGATGGCCATCCCTTCGGCGAGGAACAGCGCCGCGTTGCCGCCGTCGGAGGCCTGCGCCGGCCACGGGAACGTCGCCCGGTTGGTCCAGTCGAAGCGGCGGGCGTCGGGGACCGCGAGCCCCAGCGCGTGGTTGACGACGCCGCGGCGGCAGTCCTCTTCGGTCAACAGCCCGGCGCCCAGCGACGTCGCCGTCGCGCACACCCAGCCGCCCATCCGGTTCTGGTAGACCGCCTGCACCTTCGGGTTGGTGTAGGCCGACCGCGCCTTCGGGTACTGCGGGCGGTCGACGACGTAGCCGGGGCAGCGATCGACGCCGACGATCCGGTTGGCGTTGCCCGAGGCGTAGGAGTAGCCGGCGGGCAGCGCGAAGCTCGGCGTGTTGGTGATCGTCCACGCCTCGCCGTACCAGCCGCGGTAGATGCCGTCGGGGCCCTCCACCTCGTAGTCGGGGACGTAGACGCAGCAGGCGCCGTCGGAGTCGGCCTGCTCGGTGAACCAGCGCGGCAGCGGGAAGCCCTCGGCGTCGAAGATCTCCTGCACCGGCTTCTGCCACGACTGCTGCACGCCGCCGCGATGCAGCCACAACTTCTCCCAGACGAGGTCGGGGTCGTTCTTGGAGATCACGATCACGCCCGGCGCCGCCGTTGAGTAGCGCTCGATGTTGATCGTGGGCGCCGTCTTGGCGGCCGCGGCCTTGAGCTCGGCCACCGCCTTGGGGGTGTTGGCCGTGTCGATGAGCCGGCCGGCGGGCTTGCGCGCGTTCCAGAACGACGTCGGCGCCATGAACGACGGCACGCGCTCGACGTCCGTCGTCTCGCTGACCGCGTCGTAGACCACGCGCGGCACCAGCCGCGTGGTCGTCTGCGTCGTGTAGCGCGGCCCATCCACGGCTCTCATCGCATCGGCAGCGACGCGCCTCGCCTTGACGGCCTCGGTCCGCCCCCTCCCCCGCCGCGCCCGGACCCAGGCGTCCTACCCCGCCCGCGACAGCCGTCTCGAACGTGCGTTTAGCGGACTAGACAACGGCCGTGGTGTGTAGGAAACTACACACGTGGCGCGCATCCGGTTCCTCTTCTTCCCTGAGCGCGCCGTCGCGAAGCTCATGCGGCGCGGCATCAGCCGCGTTGAGGCAAGCCAGCTCCTTCGTAACAGCCACGTGCTCGCGGCCAACCCACACCCGCGTGCGCCCGGCGGCCGCTTCCTGATCGGCCGCACTGACGGCGGCCGCGTGCTCACGCTCGCCGTCTATCCGACCCACGATCCCGCGCTCTGGATCGTCCACACCGGGTGGGACGCCACCCCCGAACAGGCCCGCGCCCTGGACCGCGCGTGACGAGAGGATGAGTGCGATGCGCCCGCACCCCGATGACGACGACGAGCTGGACGAGCTCGGCCGCGACCTCCCGCTGGACCCATCCACGATCGAGGTCTTCGGGCCCGATCCCACCGCGCAGATCGGTCTGATGGTCGTGCTCAAGGACGAGGTCCTCGACGTACTGGACACCATCGCGCGCGACCGCGGCATCACGATCGTGGAAGCTGCCCAGCGGCTGATCGAAGAAGGCGTCGAGGATCGCCGAGCCCGCGACCGCGCCGCCGCGGCCGCCGCAGCCGCGAGGGCCGCATGACGACGATGCGGCGCGCGCACGAGACGGACGCGCTCGAGGAGCTCGACGCGGCGCACGCCGAGTACGTCGAAGCCGTCGCGGCAGCGCGCGCCGCCGGCGAGCGGCGCCGCCGCGCCATCGAAGCCGCGACCGCCGCCGGCCTCAGCCGGCGCGCGATCGCGCGCCGGCTCGACGTCACGTCAGGCCGGATCCAACAGATCCTCACCGGCCGCTGAGGGCCGAGCGCTCAGGGCTCGTGGTCGTGCCAGGCGATGCCGCGAGCGCGGCTCGGGGATCGGATCGCCGTGGTCGCGCAGGCTCTCGAGGTGGAACTCGATCGCCTCGTGCATTGAGGGCTTCCGTCTCGGCGACCGTGTCGCCGACCGCCACACAGCCGGGCAGGTCCGGCGAGTAGGCGCCGTAGTTGGAGCCGGCGTCTTCGATGACGATCGCGTAGCGGCGGGCGGGCGTCATGCCGCGCGTGCCGCTCGGCGCCGGTAGCGCGCGCGGGCGCTCGTCACCGGCCAGGAGCCTTCGCCGGCGTGCCGCCGGCGGTGCGCCGCCTGCTTGCACGCCGGCCCGCAGTACAAGCGCGGCCGACCGGCGCGGCCCGACTGGTCGATCGGCTCGCGGCAGTGCTGGCAGCGGTTCGGGCCGAAGATCGCCACGACGCCGCAAAGCGTAACGTGCACGATCGCCACGTTACGCAATGACGGGCCCGGCAACGTTACGGAATGCGGGCGCTGGTATCCCGTGAGCCCGCCTGCAGAGCCAAGTGGGCCGCGCGGCGGGGGTCATAAGACCTGTTCTCTGGCGGCCGGTGCCGCGCCGGCTCGTCGACCTAGCGGACGGGGGGCCGTGCTCGTCGCCGGGGCCAGACGTCGTCGTGGAGGCCGTCGAGCGGCGTCCCGTCGAGCAGCTGCTGGTCGGCCTCGGTGACGGCCGCGGTGGAAGCCGACTGCGGTGCGGGGGCGCTCGAGGTCGACGGCGCCGAGGTAGCGCAGATCGCTGACGAGGGCCGCGAGAGCAGCGAAGTTGTCCGAGGCGGGAAGCGTCATCGGTTCGCCCATCCGCCGGGCTGGTCGCGCGCCGTGCGGCGCGCGTGGTGCGGGCGGCAGAAGCCGCGAAGGTTCGCGAGGTCGTGACCGCGCGGCCCGAGGGGGCCGAGTCCGTCGTGGTGGTCGACGTCGACGGCGGGCTCCCAGCAGCCGGGCTCGCTGCAGCGGGGCTGGCACGCGAGGAACGCGCGCCGCGTGCGCTCCCAGGTGGTGTCGTAGCCGCGGGCGCGGGCGGTGGGGCGGCGTCGATCGACTTCGCGGCGGTGGGCGCGGCGATGCTCGTCGCAGAGGCCGCGCGCGGTCAGGTTCGGGCAGTCGGGGGAGCTGCAGTTGCTGAGGGCGGCCACGGCTCAGCCGCCCATGAACGCGCCCGGGCGGGCGTGGCCGAGGCGCTCGAGTTCGGGCCCGACAGCGGCCAGCGCGCCGGCGACGTCGACCCAGAGCCACGCCACTTCGCGGCCGATGGAGTCCTGGCCCTTGAGCTCGACGTAGAGCGGGCCGGCGCTCAGCAGCTCGGCGGCGGCGGCCGCCGCGGCGCGGCCGCGGGCGCGATCGGCCGCAGTGCCGCGGCGCGTCTCCGGGCACGAGTAGTCGCGCAGCCGGACGCGCATCGTGGTCGCGCCGTGGTCGAAGCCTTGGCCGAGCAGGTCGACGAGGACAGCGTAGGTGTCGCCGTCGACGACGCGCCGCAGTTCGGCGGCGCAGCGGGTGACGAGCTCGAGCGCCACGACGCTCAGTCCTCGAGCGGCGCGATCGTCCAGGCGTCGTAGAAGCTCTCGGACACGAACGGCGCCATGCGCTTCGGCACGCCGTATCGGGCGGCGTAGTCGGTGAGCGCCAGGCGCTTGCCGGTCGACTTGCGTCGCCGAACGATCTTGTGGCCGTGGGCGGCGAGCTCGACGTCGTAGGGCACGAGCTGCGCCAAGCGCTCGCGCAGCGCGTCGCGGTCGGCCTTCGCGCGCTGGAGCGCGCGGTCGGCGGCCTTCACGGTGGCGTCGGCGGCGAGCAGCCGGGCGACGTCGCCGGCGGTCACCGGCGGCGCAGTAGGAGCGGTCTCGGTGGGAGCCATGGGGAGAGGGGGGTCGGGGGATGGGGGGGAAGCGCGGGCCCGAAGGCCCCGCATGGGGCGCTGCGCTAGGCGGTCCAGCTGCGCCCGGTGGCCGTCGACTCGGGCTGCCCGGCGGCGATCGCGGCCAGCGCCTTGGTGGTCGCTTCGCCGGCGAGCTCGGCGATCGCGTCCTGGCCATGGCCGCGGAGCTCGACGATGAGGTCCTCGATGCCGTTGGCGACTTCGACTCGGACGGTCACGTTCATCGGCCCGTGGGGGCGGCAGAGCGACGGTGGAAGCACCTAGCCGCGCCTCTTGCGCGCCGGCGGCGGCGGGGGCGTGACCGAGCCAGCGGAGGCGCGCACCAGGGCGTCCAGGCGGGCGTTGAGCCGGTCGCGGCGGCCCTGTTCGGCGCGCCGGGCCCGGGCCCAGGTCAGCAGCGCGCAGGCCCACAGGATCAGCGCGACGGCGAGAAGGGTCATGGGGGTGTCCTCCGGGTCGGGCGAGGATTGGCAGCGGCACGCGCACGCGTCAACGGGGTGAAGTCCTCGGGCAGCACGTGGCCGGCGTGCAGGGCGTCGACGAAGCGCTCGACCGCGGCGGCGAGCTCGCGGCGCTCGCGCTCGCGGCGTTCGTCGGCGAGCAAGGCGACGGCTACGCGCAGCGCGTCAGAGCCGGCGTCGAGGGCGCGCTCGAGCTCGTCGCACTCGGCCTGCGTGAAGACGCCGGCGACGTGATGCCAGCACTCCGGGCAGCGCAGCTCCACGCGCCACAAGGTCTCGCCGCGCTGCTCGGGGTCGCCGACGACCTGCACGAACGGCGAGCCGCACGCGCGGCAGCGATGCAGCGGAGAGCGAACGTCGCGGGCCATCAGGCGGCCACGGCGTAGATGAGTTCGACGAGGGCTTCGGCGTGCGAAGCGCCGAAGCCGGCGTCGCCGGAGAAGGTCCGCGCCTCGTAGTCGCCGCCGGCGACGCGGCGCAACGTGTAGGGCTCGTCGACGCGGCGCTCGAGCGCGGCCAGGAGATCCTCGAGCGGCGGCAGCGGCGGTAGCTGGGCGCGGCGCTGGGCGCGCGCCAGGACGCGCGCGCGGGCGCGGCGCTCGGCGAGGTCCTCGGCAACCAGGCGATCACTCATGGGGGCGGTGAGTCGGGCGCTTGCGGCCGCCGCCGGTCCCGTGCGAGGCGCGCGCAAGGCGCGCGGCGGTGATCTGCTCGAGGGCGTCGGCGCCGAGATCGGCTTCGACGGACACGTGGCGACGGAAGCCGCGCTCGCCGCGGTGCTGCTGCTGCAGCAGGGCGTCGAAGGCGCGCGCGGCGGCGGGGCCGAGCGCCCGCTCGAGGACGTCGAGGATGTCAACGTCGGCCGCCGTTCGTGACGCGTAGCGGCGGTGACCCATGGCGCCACGGCAAGACGCCCGCGTCCGAAGCGGACTCAACACGGCCGGCGCCCGCGTCGCGCGGACGCCGCGCGCAGCTCGGCCTCGATGCGGGCGCGCGCTTCGCGGCGCGCCTGGCGGCGCCGCGCGCGGCGCTCGTCGCCGGCGGCCGTGCACGGCGCGCACGCCCCCGTGCCCACGCGCGGGCGCGTCCCGCACATCAGGCAGGCGGCGACACGCGAGGTCGCCTCCGTGCCGCTGACGTCAGCGCCGAGCTCGGCGAGGACCTCGTCGACGGTCGCGCGGAAGCGGCGGTGCACGGTCGGATAGGAGAGCCCGACGACGCCGGCGACGGCGCGCGTCGTGGCGCCGGCGAGCCGGAGCGCGAGGATCGCCTCGGCTTCGGCGGCGTGAGCTTCCTTGCGCGCGATGACGCGCCGGCGAGCGGCGCGCACGTCGTGCCAGCGGGCGATCAACAAGACCGGGTCGTGCTCGCCGCCGGCCGAACTCCCCGCCGGGCCGTCCGCACTCATCGAGCCGACCGAATCGGCCCAGCGCACCGACGCGTCGCGCGCCTGCTGCGGGCTCAGCGACAGCAGGTAGACGACTTCTCCGGGGGTGTAGGCGGCGCTGCCCATGCCTCCCGGGTGATCGGCAACCCGAAGCCCCGTCCGGACGGCACACCGGACAAAGGACCGACCGCCCGCCACCTCCGTTCACGGACGCGGTCGGACCTCGGACACAACATCGGCCTCCGCGAAACAGCGCCGCAGCCGGCTCGACGAACAGTCGAGCCGCCGCCCGCGCTTAGCCCGGTACGGGAGAAGGCCCCGACTCGAAGAACGGCCCGGCCTGACGACGCTGCCCATCGGCCGCGCGGGGATCCCGCGTCGCCGCCAGCAACCGCCGGATCAACTCGTGCACGCCGGGGACCACCGACCCGTGCGACGCCCGCATCGACGCCAGACGGCGCCCCTCGCCGTCGACGTACTCCCACGCCTCCACCCACCAATCGGCGTCGACGCCGTCGCCCGTCCGGCGCGCCTCCATAACCATCCGATCGACGCTCATCGCTCGCACCCTAGGCGGTGACCGGGGCCACCAGTTCGCGCGGGAACGCGGGATGACGCCCCCCGGCAGGACTCGGTGCTCGAGCGCCGTAGAGAGCCGATGCACCTCAACGCCCGGGGGGTCTCGGACTGTTCCGTCCGAGACCCCCCTTACGTTGCGGTGCCGAGCGGGCCACTGCAATGGCCGCTCGGCGAAGTCCGACACCACTGGTTGGAAGGCTTGCCGGACCCCCTGCATTCTGCCACCGACACCCGACGCCAACACCCGAATGCGGGGTGCTGCAAGCGTCGATGCATCGGTGTGGGCGCGCCGACGGTGGATGGCGCTCCGCTCGTACGCCAGCTCGGCGAGCTGCTCGGCGAGCCGTTGGCCGCCGGCGAGCGCGTCGTTGTCTGGAACCATGAGGCGGCCCGCGGCGCCCCGAAGCGACGACGCGCCGTCGTCAGCCTCGCCTGGCCGGAAGCCAAAGACGTGGTCGACCGCGTCTGCCGCCGGTTCGACGGCCACGGTCGCTTCCTCGACTTGCAACGCCGGGTGTTGGCCCTGTCCGACGTCGGCGTGCCCGTACTGAGCACGATCGCGCCCGGTCACCACGTCGGATGGGTTCGTGTGCTGCAGCCCGCGAGCGAGCTGGAGCGCGATCCACAGCTCTGCACGGTCACCGGTCACGGCCCGGAGCCGATCCTGCTCGCGCTCGGCGGCTTGCGCGTCCCAATCGTCTTCCGCGACATCCAACGCGGCCGCCAGTTCTGGCGCGCGGTCGAAGCCGCGACTCAAGCACATCCGCCGTCGTGGGACGTCTACGCGGCCGAACACCACGGTCCTCCGCGGTCGTGGCTCGCCACGTGGTTCTCCGGCACCGACATCACCACGGGCACGCTTCTCGAGCACGAGCTCGGACGGGCGTGCGCCGACGGTTGGAGGGCGACCGCGTGATCGGCCCGATGCCGGCGTCGTCCGCGCTCAAGCTCCCCCACGACGGCATTCGCCGCCCCGAGCTGGACCGCCTGGTCGCCGCCTACGCCAATCGGGAGCCGCTTCCGTGGGAGGGCTACAACACGGGGCACTTGCTCACCGCGATCGCCAACCACCCGAGCCGCGGAGCGAAGCAGGGCAAGCCGATCGACGCCCGCCTCGAGCGCAACCTGATCCCCTTCCTCGAAGGCTGGCGCCGGCACATGCACGCCAGCGCCAACGCGCTGATCGTGACCACCCACACCGACGTCGGCACCGCGCGCGGCGCCTTCCAGGGCCCCAAGAAGGACCTCGACCGCCGCGGCAAGAAGCACTCGTGCGAGCGGTCGCAGGTCCGCTACTTCAAGCTCCTCGAGGCCTGCGACCTGCTGCGCTGGGGGAACTGGATGAAGGTCGGCCGCCTCCGTGGCCACGGCGGCCTGTGGGTGCTCCTGCAGCCGCCCGTGCTGTCCCCCAGCGAGCTATATTCCGCCCTCCCCGCCGGAGTAGCTCAGTCGGTTAGCCCGACGTGGGCGACGTGTTCGATCCGTCGCCGTCGCGAGTCGCGCAAGACCCGCGAGGAGCGCCGCGACAGGCCGCACCGTCGCTACAAGGACGCGCCGGCGCACTGGACGTCCGCATGGTCGGTCGTCGCCCTTACCGAAGCCCTCGCCGATGAGGCCCGCGCGCGCGCCGCGCGCGGAGATGTGCCGTCCCCGGCCGCTCAAGATGTGCCGTCCCCAGCGGGTGTGCACTTCTCGGGTCGCTTCGCATCTTCTCGTGTTCAAGATGTGCCGACCCCCGTAGGAGAGTCACTACCTTCGCTTCGCTCAGGTAGTGACTCTGGAGGCTTCTTCAGGGCTGAGTCGTTCTGCAACGCTGGCGCTTCAGGAGATGCGGGCGCGCGCGCGGGAATGACGCGATCGACCGCGAACGCACTGCGTCACGTGTCAGCCGCGCTCGGTTGCGCTCCAACGGCGGCCGGTGAGGATGGTGGGGCGCCGGCCTGGCTGGTGGCGCGGGTCGCGGCGTGGGATCAGCACGCAGCGTTTCGGGCCGACGCGCTGCTCGGGCTGATGGGGCGCACCGGCCCGTCGTACGCCGACATCCTCGAGGCGTTCCTGCTCGTTCGCGGCGACATGGCCGGCCAGCAGCAGAACCGCGGCCCGGTCCGCGGCAAGCTCGAGCAGGCCGCGCGCCGCTACGACCGCTACGCGCTGCGACTGGGCGAAGACGGCGAGCCGCCGGAGTACGCGACTGCCCTGGCGCTGCTCGTCTCGCTGTTCGAAGGCGCCGTCGAGGCGCGCACTCCCGGCGCGTTTCTCGCCGTGCTGGACCGCCGCTCGCGGGACTTGCGGCGGCGCTGGCGGGCGCGACACCCCGAGCGCGTCGACGCGCGCCGCCAGCGCCGCATCCGCCGCTACGCCCGCGAGCTCGCCGCCTGCCGGATCCCGTTCCGGCAACCCCAGCTCGAGCCGAACGGCTGGCTGCGGCACGACTGGGCGCACGCCGGGGCGTTCGACAGCGTCTCGGCGTGGGACCTGCAGTGGCTCGCCCTGCAGCTGGCCGAGCGTCGCCTGGCCGCCACGCTGCTCGAGCCGCGGGAGGCGGCGTGACCGCCTCAAGCCGCCAGGCGGCCGCCGGAGCCGTCCGGCCACGGGCGGTCGGCGAGTACTTCGAGCAGCCGCCACGGCGGGGCGATGCGGTGGATGTAGCGGTCGGTCGTCGAGGGGTGGGAGTGCCCGAGGGCGAGCATGAGGTCCGAGACCTGCACGCCCTGGTGGTAGTAGGCCTCCGAGGCGAACGTGTGGCGCAACCCGTGCGGATGCACGCGCCGCCGGACGCCGGCGCGGATGGCGAGGTCCTTGAGCGCTTCACGGACGCACGAGCTGTGCATGCGTCGCCCGATCGTGGGGCGCGTGATGACGCAGAACAGCGGCCCGTACGTCGGGCCAGCGAGGTCAGGGTCGCAGCGCTCGTCGAGCAGCTCGGCGCGCAGCTGCAGCCACTCGAGCAAGTAGTCGGCACCGGTGCCGGCGCGGTCGATCGGCACCGCGCGGCGGCGGCCGCCCTTGCCGCGGAGCACGGCGACCAGGCCGACGTCGAGGTTGAGGTCTTTCGGCTCGAGGCGCAGGACTTCTTCGATGCGCAGTCCGCTGCGCCACAGCACGGTGATCAGCGCCCGGTTGCGGATCCCGGTGGCGCGGTGCGGGCCGCGGGTGTGGCAGGCGTCCAGCAGCGCGAGGACCTCGCCGGGCGTGTAGGTCTCGGCGGGATAGGTCTTGCCGGCGTTGGCGGGCTTCTGCCCCTTCCGGTAGCCGGGCAGGGTGATCGGCGACCGGCGGCGCTGCCCGCCGGCGATCTCCTGGGCTCGAGGCGGGCACATCGCCTCTTCTCCTTCGTTGGTGGGGTGTCGGTTGCCCCACTCAACGCCGTGGGGCGCCCCGACGTGCCGATGTGCCCGGCCGCGAGACGCCCCGCTGGACCGTACCCCCCGATCGGGCGACGCACCGATCCTCCCGCCACCCGGCGGGCGACCCCACCAACAGGAAGGAACGCGTATGTGCCACGCGACCATCGCTCACCCTCAGCGCACGGCGGCGGCGTGATGCTCCGCCGCTCCTGCAGCCCGAGCGGCGACCAGTTCGAGCAGCTGTCGCTGACCGCCGACCGCGACGCGGCGTTCGCCGCTGACGCCCGCGCGCGAGTGGCGCGCGCCGCTGGCCCGGACGTGGCCGCCGGCCCGGACGCCGTCGCCGCCTACTACCAGGAGCTCGCGGCTTGGCCGGAGTGGCGCGAGTGGAGCACCGAACCGCCAGCGGCTCCCGTCGACGACGACTGCTGGTGGCGGCGATGACCGAGCCGCGCATCCCGGCGGAGGTGCTCGAGGAGCTGCTGGCGACCGACGCGTACTGGGGCGCCATCGGCCGCGCCTTGCTCGACGAGTTCGCCCGAGACGCGCGCGTCTGGCGCCACGTCGACGTCGAAGATCGCGTCATCGACTTCCCCGCGATGCTCGCCGAGCCGTGGAGCGGTGGCGAGCGACGGTTCTTGGCTGGCCTCGCCGGGCTCTGGGACACCGGCAACGACGACATGATCGGCTTGGGCGAGCTGGCGACGCTGGGCGACGGCCGCTGGCGCCGCCTGTTGCAAGCCGCCGACGAGCTCCGGGAAGGCCTCCGATGATCGAGCATCTCACGGCAGCCGAGCGGCGCGTGTTGCAGGTCGTCGCCGGCGCCGGCCGCCGCGTCACGCTGGCCGACGTCGTCGACGGTGCCGCCGTTGACGACGCCCAGGCGCGGTCGATCCTCGCGCACTTGCGTCGCCGCGAGCTCGTGTCCGCCGACCTCGGGCCGAGTTGGGCGATCACGGCGCTCGGGCGCCGCGCTGGCGACGAGCTGCAAGCCGCCGGCGCCGGCGGCGGGCTTGACGCCGACGACGCGGCGTGGCGGCTGGAGCAGATGCGTGACGCGCTCGAGTTCTACGCCGACCACGCCAGCTACGAGCGCGTCACGCGCGGCGACGCGCACCCGGCCGGCGTCGACGTCGGCGATCCGCGCGTGCTGGCCGACCGCGGCGCCCGCGCGCGCGCCGCGCTGCGCGGCCTCGAAGGCCGCCCCACGATCACCGGACTCGGGGGCGACCGATGAGGCTCGCCGGCATCAAGGCCGGCGACGTCGTCTTGTGCGACGTCCGCGGCCGCCGCTTCTACGCGATCGCCGTCGTCGACGGCGACTACGCCAGCGCGCCGATCGTCGACCCGCAGAAGCCGCACGGCGGCGGCGGCGAGCTCGCCGTCGACCCGATCACCAGCGGCGTCACCTACCGGCGCGTCAGCGCCCGCCAGGTCATCGCGCACTGGCGGCGCGCCCGCGCGCGCTCGCGGACGGAGGCGTGATGCCGATCGCGCCCGAGAACCGGCACCGCTACCCGGCCAACTGGGCCGACGAGATCCGCCCCGCGATCCTCGAACGCGCCCGCCTGCGCTGCGAGTGCCGCGGCGAGTGCGGCGTCGACCACGGCGACCGCTGCCCCGAGATCCACAACCGCTCGTCGGTGCTGTCGCGCCGCCAACACCTCATCTGGCTGACGATCGGGCACATCAACCACGTCCCGGAGGACTGCCGGCCGGAGAACCTTCGCGCGTGGTGTCAGGGCTGCCACCTTCGCCATGACGGCGCTCATCACCAGCAGACCGCCATCCAGCGCCACCAGCGCGCCCTCGAGCAAGCCGGCCAGCTGTGGCTCGACGCCACCAGCCACCTTCGCGGCGGCGGTGAGGGGGCGCGGGGTGGGGACGATCCGTCTCCACCCCGGCCGGCTTCGCCGCGGCGGCAGCCGGTGATGCCGAGCGGCGGGCGAGTGCGGCTGCATAGCATCGATGCGTTGCCCGCTGACGTGCGCGGGGGTCTGCTGGAAGCCGCCGAAGCGCTGTATCTCGCCGAAGCGGCGTGCGAGGAAGCGCGGGTCGCGCTCGGGGCGCACGCGCAGCGGGCGCGCGCGCATGGCGCCGTCGTCGTCGAGCTCATCGCGGCCGCCGGACTGACGAAGCCGCGGCTGTACCGGCTTCTCGAAGCCAGCCAGCTGCGGGCGGCCGCGGCGCGAGCATGACCGGCTTGCAGCTGGCGGACGACTTCGCGCTTCGCGCCGACACGGCCAGCACCCAGACGTTTGCGGTTCTGGCGAAGCGCCGCGCCGGCAAGACCTACACCGCCGCGGTGATGGCCGAGGAGATGGTCGTCGCTGGGTTGCCGTTCTACGCGCTGGACCCGACGTCGGCGTGGTGGGGGCTGCGCGCTGCCGCCAACGCCCGGGACGCCGGCCTGCCCGTCACGGTCATTGGCGGCGCGCACGGCGACGTCCCGCTCGAGCCGACGGCCGGGAAGGTGATCGCCGAGCTCGTTGTCGAGGCTCCCGGCTTCTACGTCCTCGATCTCGGGTTGCTCGAAAGCCACGCCGCGACGGTGCGCTTCGCCACCGCGTTTCTGGACCGGCTCTACCGGCTCAAGAGCCGCCACCGCGACCCGCTGCACGGCTTCTGGGACGAGGCTGATCTGTTCGCGCCACAGCGGCCGGGGCCGGACGAGACGAAGATGCTCGGCGCCGCGGAGGCGATCGTCCGACGCGGCGGGATCCGCGGGCTCGGCACGACGCTCATCACGCAGCGCCCGGCGGTGCTCAACAAGAACGTGCTCACGCAAGTCGACGCGCTGATCCTGCTGCGGGTCATCAGCCCGCAGGACCGCGCCGCCGTCGACGAGTACGTCAAGGGCAACGCCACGCCGGAGGAACGCGCCGAGCTGCTGGGGTCGTTGGCGTCGCTGAAGCTCGGCGAGGCGTGGGTGTACGCGCCCGGCGAGGACCCGCCCGTGTACCGCCGGATCAACGTGCGCGAGCGGCGGACGTTCAACTCGTCGGCGACGCCGAAGCCCGGGCAGAAGCGGCTGGAGCCCAAGCGCCTGGCCGACGTCGATCTGGAGGCGCTGCGCGCACGGATGGTCGAAACGATCGAGCGCGCCGAAGCTGAGGATCCCGTGAGGCTGCGCCAGCGGGTTCGGGCGCTCGAGCGGCAGTTGGCCGAGCGCCCGAAGGCCTCGCCCGCCCCCGTGCTGGTGGCCAAGCGCGTCGAGGTGCCGGTCGTCGGGGATGAGCTGCGTAGCCAGCTGGAGCGCGCGACCAGCGGGCTGAGTCTGGCTCAGCAGGAAATCGTGTCCGCCGTCGCCGACATCGGCCGCGCGATCGACGAGGCCCGCGAGCTGCTCGCGCGGCTGACCGCCGGCGCCGGCGCGGCCGGCGCGGCAGAGCGCGCGCGTGCCCCGGTGCGCGGCGCTTCTCCGCCGCCCGCGGCGACGCCGGCAGGGGCGGTGGCCACGGCGACCGGGGACGGCGGTTCTCCGGCGCTGAAGGCGGGAGCTCGGCGGATGCTCGAAGCGCTCGCCAGCTTGCACCCGATGCCGCTCACGCGTGCTCAAGTGGGGACGTTGGCGAAGGTCAAGCGGACCGGTGGCACGTTCTCCACGTACCTCGGTCACCTGCGCGTCGCGGGCTACATCGCCGAAGACGGCGAGCGCCTGTCGATCACCCCGGACGGGCTCGACGCCATCGGCGTCAACGTGCCGCAGCCGAAGACCGGCCCGGAGTTGCTCGAGCTGTGGCGTGACCGGCTGAAGGCCGGCGGCCGCCGGATGCTCGAAGTGCTGGTGGACGCCTACCCGCAGATGATCAGCCGCGACGAGCTCGCCGAGCGCGCGGGCATTGAACGCACGGGCGGGACGTTCTCGACGTACCTCGGTCACCTCCGCACCGCCGGCCTCATTACCGAAGACGACGGCTTGATCCGGGCCAACGAGGTGCTGTTCCTCGGCGCCGGCATGCGGGCGCCGAAGCCGGGCGGTTAATGACGTCGAGCGCCCCCGCAGCCCAGGGTGGGCTGCGGGGGCGCTTGGGTCGGGTGCCGGCGGTTCGGTCCGGCACCGCCTGGAGGAGGCGGTTGGGGGCTTACCCGGTGCGGCGGGGTCGGCGCGCGCGTCGGCGTCGCCGCCCGGACGGGTGGAGGGCGCGCAGGAAGCCGGCGATCGCGGCGGCCGCGGCGGCGATGGCGGCGAGCTGCTCGGGGGTGAGTTGCAGCCCGAATGCGGTGGCGACGGCGAGCAGCGAGCTCGCGACCGCCGCGGCGGCGGTGAGGCGGCGGCGGTCGGCGGCGAGCTCGACGAGGGCGCGCAGGGCGCGCTTCATCGCGGGTAGCGGGGTCGGGCGATGCCGGCGATGCTTGAAGCGGGTCGCAGGCGGGTGAACACGCCGCCGCCGTTGGACTGCGAGCCGGCGTTGCCGGAGCTGGTGTTGCCTTCGACGGTCGGCAGGCCGCGGGCGGGGTCGTACGGGGCGGTGACGATGCCGACGTGGTCGACGGCGTCTCCGCCGGGGAAGTTGAACAGCACGAGGTCGCCGCGGCGGGCCTGGGTCAGCGGGACGGCCTTCTCGAAGCCGTTGGCGCCGGCGCGCGCGTCGGCGAGGATCGCGGGAGTGAAGACGATACGGCGCGGGCTCAAGCCGGTGACGCCGGCCTGCTCGAGTGCGTAGCCGGCGAACGCGCCGCACCACGGGAAGCCGTCCGAACCGAGCCAGCGCCGCTGCCACGTGGTGATGCCGGGGCCGCGGTTGGAGCCGGCCGGGTGCTCGATGGTCCCGACCTGGGCGAGCGCCCACGACACGGCGCGCTCGGGGCCCTCGCCGGCCGGCTTGGGCTTCGGCGCGGGGAACAGTGCGCCCCAGGTGGCGGGTCCGACGACGCCGTCGACGGCGAGGCCGCGGCGGCGCTGGAAGGCGCGCACCGCGCGGTCGGTCTGCGGGCCGTAGATGCCGTCGGCGGGGATGCCGAGGGCCGCCTGGACGCGGCGCACGGCGTCGCCGCGCGAGCCGCGCTGCAAGAGGACAGACAAGGGAGGGCCGGGTCCTTCGGTCGGAGGGGGGCGGCGCGCCGTTCGTGGCGCGTCAGTGCGGGGCGTGGGGCCGGGGGGCTAGGTGAAGAGGCCGGTGAGGGCGTGCAGCTGCACGGGCGCGTCGGTCTTCGCGAGCGCGACGGCGCCCCACACGAGGGTCTGCAGCGCGCCGCCGGCGGCCAGCAGCTTCTCGATGCGGCCGAAGCGGCGCTCGGTGTCGAGGCGCGCTTCGGCGCCCGCGGCGAGGACGCCGGTGACTTGGACTTCGAGCTTGTCGTCGAGGCAGCCGATGCGGGTGTTGACCTTTTCGAGCTGCTCGGTGAGCTCGCGGAACGTGACGAACTCCGGTTCGGTCATGCCGTCGTCGGCGGCTCGGCGGTGGACTGGGCGAGGTCGGCGGGCGGCCGCGGGTCGGCCATGACCCAGGCGAGCGGGACGCGCCAGGCGTAGTCGACGGACGGGACGGCGACGCTGATGCGGAGCTCTTCGGTGGTGTAGGCGATCTCGATCGGGACGCCGCTGATCTGCACGGTGGCTGACGGCACGGTCACGCCGAGCTCGCCCAGTGCCTTGATCGTGGCGCGCAGCTTGTCGCGGAGCGCGAAGAGGAACTCGGCGCTGCGGACGGCTTCGGTGATTGCGGGAGGAGTGGCAGCGGTGTCGGCCATACGGGGGCTCCGGGACGGGGTAGTGGAAGGTGGGCGAGCTCGGCCGGACGGCGCTTCGGAGTTCCGACGAGGAGCAGCGCCGCGGGCGCGCGGACGGGCTGGGGCGGCTAGCCGAGGCGCACGGGGGTGATCGCCAGGTGGGCGCCGCCGCGGTCGATCGTGACCGTCTGGCCGGCGTTGTGCTTGAACACCTGGCGGATCAAGTTGCCGGCGACGCAGCTGACGCGGGCGCGCAGCGCGAGGTTGGTCGTCGCGTAGCCGGCGCCCCGGTACTCGTAGACCGTGAAGTTGTCCGGGCTGCCGCCGGCGACGCTGAGGCCCTGGTAGATGGTCGCGGCGACCGGGCAGCCGATCGAGACGTGCGCGACGACGTCGTAGACGCCGCCCGCGGTGGCGATCCACTCGAGCGGCGTGCCGATCGGGCCCCACGTGGCGCTGGCGAAGCTGGCCGACGCCGCGGTGAAGCTCTGCGCGACGATCGGCGCTCCGCCGACGAACTGCCAGCGGCTCGTGTCCTGGATGGCGGCGTTGTAGCGGAGCTGCCAGGCCTGCACGCCGTCGGGGGTCTGGTAGTGGATCTCCTGCCCGTCGAGCGGCGAGCTCGGCAGGCTGGCGACGAAGTCGGGACGCTGGGCGTAGAGCACCCAATCGGTGCCGGTGTCTTGGTAGAGCAGCTTCTGGTCGGTGGCGTAGTAGAAGCGGCCGCGGATGCCGGGCTGCGCTGTCGTCGACGTCGGCCGGCTCGCGAACGCGCCTTGGTCGTAGATCGCGGCGACGTCGAGCTTCGTCGCGAGCTCGCTGAGATCGGCGCCGATCGTGAAGGCGTCGGCGTCGACGCGCGTGGGAAGCTTCAGGCGGGTGGTCTGGGTGGCCATTCGTGGCGCTCCTAGGACGGAATCGAGGCGCGCGCCGCGCCGTAGGTCGGGTACGCGAGGCGCGCGGCGCCGTAGGTGGCGTTGCGGTCCTCGGCCTGGCCGTAGCTCTGGCCGTCGCGGACTTCGTAGGTGAGGACCAGCCCGGCGGGCTTCTGCTCGAGCAGCGCGGCTTGGACCTTCGCCGGGTCCGGCGTTTCGGCCGTGAAGGTGATGACGCGCAGCTTGTAGGGGCTGCCGTCGCGCTCGCGGAGCTCGACGCGGCGGGTGCCGGTGAGGTGCTGGCGGGCGGCGCCGACGATCGCGCCGACCGTGCCGCGTCGGCGGCCGTCGGTTTCGAGGACCCGGGTTCGGCGCGCGGCCGGAGTCAGGTAGCCGGGCAAACGCACGCCGGCGAGCTGGCCGAGCCAGTCCAGATCGGAGTCGGCGGCGCGCTCGCCGTCGAGCGCGATGCCCCAGGGGACGTCGGCGTCGTGCGCCAGCCCGTACGCGCGGTCGATCATGCGGGCCGCGGCGGCGCACAAGTGCGCGAGCGCGTGCCCGTGCTCGGCGTCGGCGTAGGCGAGCGGCTCGACCTGCTCGAACAGGCGCTCGGCGGCGGGAGTGAGCTCAGGCGCGGGCATGCGTTCAGCTCGCCGTGACCGTGCCGGTGATGGCGCCGGCGCGCGGCAGGGGCGCGTAGCCGGTCAAGGCGATCTCGGCGTTCGCTTGGCCGTTGAGCGTGAGCGCGGTCACGCGCCGGAGCCCGTCCACGCGGTTGAGCGCTTCGGCGACTTCGTAGTGCGACACCGTCGTCTCGTTGGGAAGCCATTCGCGGACGTCGCCGCCGGGCGCCTGACCCCAGTGGGCGGGAGAGAGGTAGTCCTGCACCGCGGCGATCGCGGCGGCCTGGACGGCAACCGGGTCCCAACCCGGCCACGCCGTCGCCGTGAAGTTGACGGCGACCGTCGTGTAGGTGGGCTCGATGACGTGGACGACGAAGTTGACCTCGCGCAGCGCGTCGAGATAGGCCTGCACCGCGGCGCGCGTGGCGGCGCTGACGGGGTTGCCGTCGTCGTCGACGGGCGCGACGGTGACCATCCGCTCGTTGCCGGTGGTGGCCGGCGTGACGGTCGGGTTGAGCCCGTCGAGCGCCAGGCAGCGCGCGACGCCGTCGACGCGGCGCGCGAGCGTCGCGAAATCGCCGGCCAGGATCGGCCGGGGCGCCATGAGCCGGAGCTCGTCGGCGAGCCGGTCGAGGTAGGCGTCGTCGGGTTCGCGGTCTTGGCCGCCGGTCGTCAGCGCCGCGAAGTCCACTTCGAGGTCGAGCGGGTCGACGAGCTCGCCGACGCCGACGACGCCGTTGCCCCCGGTGCCCTCGTCGAGGGCTTCGACGGGCACGCCGGCGATCGACGCGGCGCCGGCGGGGATCGGTGCGTCGGCGACCGTGCGGAAGGACACGAGCTCTCCGTCGGGCGCGGCGCCGGCGATCACGGTGTCGGCGGGCACGACGTACTCGCCGGCGAGCTCGGCGCCGGCGCCCGGGCGCGTGAACGTCACGGTGCCGGTCGCCAGCGTCGCGTCGTGCGGCGGCACGCCGGCGAGCGTGCGGCCGAAGTACCGGAAGATCTCGGCCGGCACGCCGGTCAGCGAGGCGTGCAAGTCGGCGACGACCTGCGCGAACGCCTCGAGCAGGATCGTCTCGAGGTTGCCTTCGGAGGGCTCCCAGTCGGGAATCGACTCGCGCAGGTGGTCGAACGCGAGCTCGGCGAGATCGCCGGCTTCCTCGGGCAGGGGCAGCAGGATGTAGCGGGCCATGGCAGCAGCGGGCGAGCGCCCGGCCTCCCGGGCGGGGAGGTCGGCGTCGGTGGTCGGCGTGGGAGGCGGGGCGCGCGGGCGCGCGGGCGCGCGGAGGCGGGGCTAGGCCTGCAGGCGCAGGCGGACGGTCGCCGAGACGTCGGCGAGCGCGTCGGGGTCCTCGTCGGCGAGTAGCTGGGCGCGCGGCTCGTGGCGCGCGACGAGTTCGACGAGCTCGGCCGCGTCAGGGCCGCCCGTCGTGAATGCGAGGTCGGGCGCGCCGAAGCGCGGGTTGGCCTCGAGGTGTCCTGCGGGCGTGCGCAGCACGACTTCGACGCACGCGGCGACGTCCGCCGGCGTGTCCTGCTCGACGACGACGGCGCGGCCGCCGGCGAAGCGCAGCGGCAGCGCGAAGTGCGGGCGGGCGGGGTAGCTCACGAGCGGGGCTCCCAGCCGATGACCCAGCCGTCGCCGCCTTCGTCGACGACGACGAGGGCGCGATCGCCGCGTGCCGGCTGGCGGATGGTGACGGCGCCGCCGGCGCCGAGCTCGACGCGCGGCGCGATCGGGCAGCCCTTGACTTGCAGGCGCCGGCCGGTCTCGGACGGCACGGTGACGGCAACGCGGCCGCGCGAGTCGGGCGGGCTTTCGATGCGGGCCGACCGGGCGGCGGGAGTCGCCGGCCGGCGGCTGGCGAAGAGCTCGTCGAGCAGCATGAGTCAGTCCAGGAAGTCGAAGGACACGAAGTAGTGGCCGGGCCAGACCGACGGCGTCGCGTAGTCGATCGGCGGTGAGCCGTGGCCGATGGTCTTGCCCTCGCCGACGTAGAGCTCGACGTGGCCGGTGCTGGCGCTGAACATCAAGTCGCCGGGCCGGGGCCGGCTCGTGCGGCGGCCCTTGCGGGCTTGCTCCCAGGTGTTGAGGCCAGGGTCTTTGGCGCCGGCGCGCAGGTAGACGGCGCGGACCCATTGCGAGCAGTCCGAGCGCTTGCCGGCGCCGGGCGTGAGCTCGGTCGTCAGCGCCCCGGCTTGCGAGTAGCGGCGGAAGCCGGTCCGGGTGGTCAGGCTCGACTCGGCCATGCGGACGATGCGGTCGCGCAGCGAGCCGTCGCCAGCGTCGCGGTCGGCGTCCGAGGCGTCCCCGCGCTGCGCGATCTCGGCGCGCGGCTCGGGCTTGTCGGGCTGCGGTTGGCGCAGCGTGACGGTCACTTCGGGGTCGCCCCAGCCGCGGCGGACGTTCCACACCAGCCAGCGGCCGGTGGCGGCGCCGGCGGCTTCCAATTCGACAGGCTGGCCCCAGGGAACGGCCCACTCGTCGGCGAGCACGGCGAGGGTCGCTTCGCGCGCCGTCTTGCCGAAGTCGAGGTCGTAGTCGAGCCGCGAGACGGCGGGGTGATCGGCGCGCAGCCGCATCCGCGTAGGTA